GACGCTTTTGCTCGAAATGCTGCAAAACTTCATCCAAAACATATTCGCAAGACACCATCTCCGGATGGCAGCAGTCCACAGGTAACATTTGTGGATGACGGGCTGCAATATCTCTTAAGTGTTCAGCCAAATCCATTTATGGACGCATACACGTTTATTTATAAAATTGCTACACAGTATCTTGTCCAAAACAATGCGTTTATTTATATCCACCGTGACGCAAATGGAAATCCTGATTTATTTTGGCCGCTAAACGGCGCGACGACCGAATGGCTTGAATATCAGGGGCAGGTTTACGCACGGTTTTCCTTTCTCGGCGGCGAAACGGCTACAGTGCCTTATACCGATCTTATTCATTTGCGCCGGTTTTTCTACAAGGATGATATGTTCGGCGAAACAAATATGAACGCTATGGAGCCGACGCTTGAACTTATTAACACGCAGAATGAGGGAATTATCAACGCAATAAAATCCAGCGCATTCATTCGCGGTGTTTTAAAATTTACGCAAATGCTAAAAAAAAGCGATAGAGATGAACGCAAAAACGAATTTATGTCATCCTATCTTAATACGGCGAATAACAACGGTGTGGGCATTGTTGACGGTGCCTGTGACTATCAGCCGATTAATAGCGAACCACAGACAACAAACGCTGCACAGATGAAACTTATTTCTGACAAGGTGAACAAATATTTTGGTGTGTCTGATGCAATTATCAAAAACGATTATACGTCGGCCCAGTGGAATGCATTTTATTCTTCAATGATTGAACCATTTTCAGTACAGATGGGACTGCAGTTCACCGCAAAAGTATTCACTGGTCGGCAGCAGGGATTCGGTAATGAAATCATTTTTGAAGCAAATAGGCTGCAATACGCAAGTAATGCAGAAAAAGTACAGGTGGCGACATTACTAACAAATATTGGTGCTGCCAGTCTGGACGATATACTTACCATCTTCAACATGCCAACGATTGGCGGAGAAGAAGGCAGTCGCAGGGTACAAACGCTGAATATGGTCGCTGCTGACAAAGCAAACAAATACCAGGTGGGGGAAGATAGTCCATCTGAAAGTAGCAAAAAGTAAAGGCCCATCTTATTCAGACAGGTCTTTATACTTTTCAAGTATTGCTTCAATGGCTTCATCAAGTAACTTGCTTTGTGGTATCCTCGTTTGTTCTGATAGTTTTCTAAATTTCTTTAGCAACTCTTTGTTTATTGAATTTGTGTATCGCTCTCTGCTTTTTAGATCGCCCATCCGTATCGCCTCCCAAGTATTGTACCATATGCTTAAATGTATTGCAACTTACGTAAGCTTATGCTATAATATAAATGTGGGGCGATAATTTTGGGAAAATATAGTTTGCAAAAAGTTAAGCAAACGTTTTTGAATAATGGGTATATACCACTATTTGAAGAGTATCATGAAAAGCACGATAAACTAATGTTTAAGGACAAAAGAGGCTATAAATACTGTTGTGATTTTAACAATTTTGCAAGAGGACACATTCCTAGTACATTTGGACGGAATCCTTTTACAATAGAAAACATAAAAACATGGCTAAACTTGAGCGACAAGCCTATTGAGCTGCTGAGCGATGAATACATATCTGCAAAGCAAAAACTTAGCTGGAAATGCAAGACATGTGGAGCTGTTTGGAAAACAGCATGGGACAACATACATTCTGGAAAAGGATGCCCAAATTGTGCAGCACAGCGGACAAAGAGCGCATTGCAAAAAGCAATGGAAGTCAGAAAAAGACGTGCAGGAAGTGCTTCAAAATATTCAATTAACGATATTAAGAAAAAGCTATTAGACTATAATCCCAACGTGGAGATATTAAGTACGGAATATAAAAATGCGGTGTCGCCGCTTCTGTGTAGGTGCAAAAAATGCGGCAATATTTATAAAAGTACGTGGAAGCATTTAAAAGTTGGGGCTAGGTGCAGACTATGCTATAAAAATGAAAGCACTGGAATCAATCATCCAAGATATGACGCATCTAAAACTGACGCAGAGCGCGAAAAAGACAGGAGCGCTCATAAATGCCATAAATGGACAAAAGCGGTATTTGAAAAGGACAATTATACTTGTCAATGCTGCGGTGCAAGAGGTACTCAACTTAGAGCGCATCATATAGATGGTTTTAACTGGGCGAAAGCAAGGCGAACAGATGTGGCTAACGGAATTACGCTTTGCGCAAAATGCCATGACGCTAAATATCCGGGTAGTTTTCATGCGATATACGGGAACGGGAATAATACGCGGCAACAGCTTGAAGAATATTTAAAAAATAACAAAAAGCGTTCGGCATAGCCGAGCGCTTTATTATTTGGGGTGATGCGAATAATGATTAAGAAGAAAAATGCTTTATCCAACGGCGCAGACCAGTATCAGGGAATTTCAAATAATGAAGGAGGCAATTCATCAAATGTCGAAAAAAAAGAATGAAAAAATTCAATATCCACATCTTGTACGGGCATTTTCCATGCCAGACTTGAACGCAGATGATGCAAACGACCAGGGGAAAGTACTTGAAGGCCATGCCGCTGTATTTGGACAGACTACAAATATTTGTGATTGCTTCAATGAAATAATTGCACGCGGTGCATTTGATAACACAGATTTTACAGATGTGCTGTTTGATGTGAATCATGACCTTAATAGTTTGCCGCTGGCGCGAAGCCGAAATAACAATGCAAATTCGACGTTGCAGTTATCGGTTGACGATCAGGGGCTTGCAATTCGGGCGCTCCTTGATATTGAGAACAATCCAGATGCAAAGGCGCTGTGGAATTCCGTTCAGCGGGGCGATATGTCCGGCATGTCATTTATTTTTGCTGTTCGTGCGGATGAATGGACAGGGGAAGATACGGACATGCCAACACGTACCATTACAGATATAGCGAAAGTCTATGAAGTTTCAGCAGTTAGTATGCCGGCGTATGACGGCACTGACATAAATGCCCGCGGCCAGTCGGCACTGGAGAGTGCTAAAAAGACGCTGGAGAGCGCCCGGGCCAATGCTTCACTGGGGAGTGAAGCGGAGTACAAAGCAGATGATGAAAAGCGTGCGGCAGAAAAGGCCGCGAAAGAACATGAGGAACGCTGTAAACGGCTTATCCTCGCAACTTACTTTTGATTTTGGAGGTAATAAATATGGATCCCAGACTTAAAGAAATAGAAGCACGTAAAGCGGAAATCCGCACGGAGCTTGAAAAAAATGATCCAAAGACCGACCTTGATGCGCTTGAAAAAGAGCTGCGTTCCCTGAATGACGAAAAGGCACAGCTCGAAAAGCGCGAGGAAATTATTAAAGACCTGAACGAAAATAAACTTGAAGCACGTAAACTTCCGAACCCGCTTGACCCGAAACCGAAGGAGCAGCGTAATTTTGAGAATATGCCGCGTGAGGACTTGCTCAAAAGTGAGGAATATCGTAGTGCTTTCTTCAAGGGCTTGCTTGGAAAGACCATGACAGATAACGAAAAACGCGCGCTTGAAGCTGCCAATTTCAATACTGAAAAACGTTCTTATGACAGCAGTACGACAGCAGTTATTCCAACCGCAACGTCTGACATTTTGTTTCAAAAGATGGTGAAGGTTGCACCACTAATTAACGAGATTACCCTTCTCCGTGTGGCGGGAAATGTCAAATTCGCTGTTCAAGGCACTCGTGAGGATGCAGCACTTCATACTGAAAACGCAACTATTACCCCGGCTGGCGACACATTGGTATATGTAGAACTCGGCGGTTATGATATCACAAAAGTTATTCGTATCAGTAAGACTATCCAGACAATGGCTATTTCCGCATTTGAAGGATGGCTTACCGATATGCTGAGCAGCGATATAGCTGTTAAGATTGAGGACTTCACTATTAACGGGACTGGTTCCAGTCAGCCCAACGGTATTGAAAAAGCTGTGACATGGGTTACTGGAACTAATAATGTACAATTTGTAAATGGTGGTTCTCCGGCCTATGACGATGTAGTTGAACTAATTTCCTATTTGCCTGCGCGTTATACCGGTAATGCAAAGTTCCTTTGCAACAATAAATTTTTGTATGGCCAGCTTGCAAAAATTAAAGACAGCAATAAGAGGCCTATTCTCGTTCAGGATTTTTCCAATCCAATTGCACAGCGCATCCTTGGTTATCCGATTATGGTTTCAGATAAAGTACCTGACAATACTTTGTATTTTGGAGATTTTAAGCAGATGGTCGGCAACCTCGCGCAAGACGTTACCGTTGAAATGAGTACTGCAAGCGGTTTTCTTAACCGCAGTGTCGATTTTCTCGGTTCTGCTCTGTATGACTGTGATGTTGCATTAACGGATGCCTTCTGCAAAATGTCCGAAGCTGCGGGAGCCTGATTTTAAGTTGCACTTAAGGGGGGATGTCTTATCGCATTTCTTGATGACATAAAAGATTATTGCTGTACAGACGATGACCTGACAAGCTATATTAATGCGGCAGAAGCCTATTTAAAAAATGCAGGTGTGCTAATTAATGAAAGCGACCCGCTTTATGCGCAGGCTGTAAAAATGCTTGTA